GATATTAGATTTGGTCTATTATCAATAAAAGGTATTAGCGATAAGTCAATAGAAAAACTAAATAGCTTCAGAAATAAATATTCTAATAAATTTGAGATATTTGAAGCAGCAGAAGAAGCTGGATTAAATATTGGAGCATTATCTGCATTAATTCAAGCTGGCGCACTTAGCGGTTTTAATCAATCAAGAAGTAAAATAGTATTAGAGGTTCAATTATGGAATATGTTAACCTCTAAAGAGAAAAAATACGCTATATCATTTGCAGATAAATTTGATTATGATCTAATTAAAATCATTAAACATCTCAATAAATTTACTGATGAGAAAAATAAAGTAGTTATTAAAGACAATAGACTGAGCACTATTAAAGAAAAGTATACTCCATATTTGAGCATATATGAGCAAAACAATAAAAGTGAAAGCTTTGCTAATTGGTATTACGAAAAGAAACTTCTAGGGTATACTTATAATAAAAATCTAAAAGATATCTTTGCCGAGAAAAGAGAAAATCTTAAATATGTATCTGATATATTAGACGAACCAGTAAATTCTAAAATAGCTTTAGTTGGTCAGATAGAAGAAGTATTCTCTGGCATATCTAAGAACGCAAAAAAGACAAGGTATCTTAGATTAAAGATATCAGACGAAACAAGCACAATTAGCGTATTAATATTTAATGATAATATTGAAACAAATAAACTATTAAATGATAGAAATTTTGAAGAAGGAAACATTGTAATAGTTAAAGGTTCTAAAAGAGATGATTGCATATTCGGTGATTTAATAGCTATCCAAGATCATGAGATATATATGAAATTAAATGATTTAAAAAAGATAGATAAAAATAATTGACATTTTAAATTATAAGTAGTAACATTAAGTAATATGATATCATTTTATAAACCAAATAGTAAGAATACAGGCACAGCTTGTAGTTTCAGCGTAAATTCAAAAGATAATTCAGTGTGGGGATCATTAATCAAGCAAAGTTCTTGGAATGATGCTAAAAAGATTGGATCTTTCTCTGAAAATCAAAACAATCCCAACAAAAGTGTTAAAGTTAAATTTTCACTAACAGAGGCTGCTGGACTTATTGACTCTCTAGAAAGAAACACGGAATTTTCAGCTTATCATACTTCCGAGAAACAAATAACAAAAATTAAATTAGCTCCTTATATTAGAGACGACAAGCAGGTTGGTTTTTCATATAGTGTAAATAAAGAAGATAAACAGAACATAGAAAATAAACAATCATATTTAATTGGTTTTTATTTTAACGAAGCAAGGCTATTGAAAGAGTTTTTGACGTATTCTTTAAATTCTGTTTTTGAAGCTCAAAGAATTGAAGCTATAAAGAAAGCAAAAAATTCACCAAAAGAAACCAAAGAAGTTAATGCGGCTGATCAAGAAGATAGCGAACTCTGGTAATGGAACGAAAAAAGAAAGTTTTAATACAAACAGACTTTTCTTTAGCCAAAACAGGCTTTGGGAGAAACGCTAGAGCTTTACTTAAACATTTATATTCTACAAATAAATATGATTTAGTGCATTATTGCTGCGGAATGAGTTATGATCATCCTGAATTTAAAAAAACCCCATGGAAATCTGTAGGCTCACTTCCTAATAATCAACAAGAACTAGATCAACTCAATAGAGATCCAAACTTGGCAAGAATTGCTAGTTATGGCGCTCATTTTATAGATAGAGTAATTAACGAAGAAAAACCAGATGTATATTTTGCAGTACAAGATATATGGGGAGTAGATTTCGCTATTGAAAAATCTTGGTTCAATAAAATTGCATCAGTAATTTGGACAACATTAGACTCTCTTCCTATTCTTCAGTCAGCAATAACAAATGCTCCAAAAATTAAAAATTATTGGATTTGGAGTAATTTCGCTACTAAAGCGATGCATAAACTCGGATATAGTCATGTTAAAACCGTTCACGGATGCTTAGAGGATAAAGATTTTTATAGGCTTTCTGATTTCGAAAGAAATCAATTCAGAAAGAAAAACAATATTCCACAAGATGCATTTATCGTAGGATTCGTATTTAGAAATCAATTAAGGAAAAGCGTGCCAAATTTATTACAAGGATATGCTTTATGGAAAAAACAAAATCCAGAAATCAAAAACACCTATCTCCTCCTTCATACTCATTGGGGTGAAGGCTGGAACATACATAAACTTGCAGCAGAAATTGGAGTTAATCAAAAAGAAATATTAACAACATATGTATGTAAAAATTGCGGAGAATATGAAGTAAAACCATTTATTGGACAAGATTTAAACTGTAAATATTGTGGAACAGAAAAAAGCCAGACTACAACAAATGTTGGTTTAGGAGTAACTGAAACTCAACTGAATGAAATATATAATTTTATGGATGTATATTGTCATCCATTTACAAGTGGTGGACAAGAAATACCAATTCAAGAAGCTAAACTTACCGAACTAATTACTCTTGTCACGAATTACAGTTGTGGAGAAGAAATGTGTGAACCAGAAGCCAATTCATTGCCCTTAGAATGGACTGAATATAGAGAACATGGCACAGAGTTCATTAAAGCCTCCACTTATCCAGAATCAATAGCAAAACAATTGAACATTGTATATAAAATGCTACCACACAAGAGACTTGAGATAGGTAAAAAAGCAAGAGAATGGACGATTAAATACTTTGGAGTAAAAAATATTGCAAAAACTTTAGAACAATTTATAGATGCTCAATCTATTATTGATTGGGATAAAGTTAAAGAAAACCCAGAAGATAAAAAAGACCCTTATATTAAAATACCAGAAATTGTTGATGATGCCGAATGGCTTATTTTTATGTATCATAATATTTTAAAAATGAAAAATATTGATAGAAACGATTCTGGACATCAATACTGGATGGGTGAGTTTAATAAGGGTGCTAAAAGACCAGATATAGAAAATTATTTTAGAAATATTGCTTTAAAAGAAAATGAAAAAAACAAACAAATCAAATTCGAAGATCTTCTCGATTCTAATGATAAAGGCAGAGTAATATATGTTATTCCAGAAAGCGCAGGGGATGTATTTCTTAGTACCGCTTTATTTAAATCAATTAAAGATAGATATCCAGACTATAGTTTATATGTTGCCACTAAACCTCAATATAAAGATATATTAGACGGAAATCCATATGTTCATAGATGGATAGAGTACAATCCAATTATGGATAATTTAATTTGGCTAGAGGGAAATAATCAACATGATGGATATTTTGACATTGCTTACTTGCCTTATACATGCACTCAAAGAAATTTAAATTATCTTCATAATGGCTTAGATAAACTAGATTTTAGCTTGAATTAAATTATTATTAAATAATGAGACTACTTGACACATACGCAACAAATACTGGTTCAAAAATCGATAAGCCTTTTATTTATTCTAAATATTTTCCACTACCTATTGGAAAGTATATTACGTTTCAAGCTCAAACACCATATGACTCAAGAAACTACTCTTATTGGCAAGAAGTTATTAGCTTAATACATCCTTATTTAAATAAAAATAATATCAATATTGTTCAAGTCGGGACAAAAGATGAAAAACCACTAAATGGTGTTATAAACCTACTAGGACAAACAAATATTAATCAATTAGCTTATATAATAGAAAATAACATTTTACATTTTGGAGCAGATAGTTTATGCGTTCATTTGTCTTCTTATTTCAATAAACTAATAGTTTCTCTTTATAGCATAAGTAATCCAAATGTAGCTGGTCCTCATTTTGGAGATAAAAGTAAACATATTCTTCTTAAAGGCTACGAGAGGACAGGTAATAAAAAACCATCCTATTCCCAAGTAGAATCACCAAAATCAATAGATGAGATAAAACCAGAAGAAATCGCTGGAGCAATCCTAAAACTTCTTGATATAAAATATTCAAATCTACCAGAAAGTATATATTTTGGTAAAGATCTTAATGCTAGAAGTTTCGAACTTATACCAGATGAAATAACTGATGTAAATTCTATATCAATTGAAAATCCTATAGTGAGAATGGACTATTGCTTCAATGAACAAGTTTTAGAAAATATACTGTCAGCAAAGAAAACTATTATTTTCACAAATAAATCTATTAAAAAAGATCTCATTAAAAAATACAAAAAGAATATTCTCCAAGTAATTTACATTATAGAAGAAGACAATGATATAAATTTTGTTAAACTATTAAAGAATAATTCAATTAATTATACTCTACTTTCATTTTTAGAGGAATCAATTTTAAATAAATATAAAATAGATTACATGGATTATAATCTCATAATTGATAAAAAACACAAAACAAAAGAAGACGCGAAAATAATAGACGCAAATAATCTTTTTTATAAATCCTCGAGAACATTAGTCTCCTCAAAAGGTCAATTTATATCTAGATACGATTGGCTATATAATTCTGGTAATAAAGTAGTAGATGATCCAGAATTTTGGAAAGAAATTGATAATTTTTATATTTTTAAGTTGACTTAAACTTTAATATGGGGTATCATTCTTAAATGAGCCCTAAAATTAAAACAGAAGAAAATACAATTTCAGTAGCTAGTTCTGAACTTATTAATATGCAAATACACCCACAAGAAGAAAGCAAAGATGCAACTATCCAAGTAGTTCCGCCAAGACTAATAACAAGAAACAAATATGGCTTAATTGAAGACGCAAATATAAATTACATTTATAATGATGATGGAACAATTAATTGGCGCAAAATGGTAAAAACAGAATACCTAGTCAATAATAGGCAAAAAACCCAAGAAACAGATGTATCCAAACTAGAAGACAAAGATCTTCTAATACTATTAGGTGGAATAAAGGAGCTTGCCCAAATTCGAGGATATTCTAAAGTAGAGTATAATGTTGTATCTGCAAACGATACATATTTCGCTACGAGCTGTAGGATCACTTGGCTACCCAATTACGAAACAGACGGCAGAGAAATCGTCTTTGAATCATTAGCTGATGCTACAGTAAATAATACCAAGAGTTTCGCTAAATTCTTCTTGGCCGCAATTGCAGAGAATAGAGCCTTCGTAAGATGTGTTCGTAATTTCTTAAAAATCAATATTGTATCTCAAGAAGAGTTAGGAGAAGCAAAGTTATTTGATTTTGCTCAACCATCTAATGAAAATCCTACTTCTCCTCAATCTGTTTTAGAAAAGACTATGAAAGAAAAAGGGGTGAATTTTGAATCACTTAAAAAAAGATTAATTAAAGATAATTTCGAGAATGCAGAAAATTTAAATTCTATATCAGATATACCCAAAGTCAAACTATTTGAACTAATAGATAGAATTAAGAAAATTAAAGATTAATATTCTTTATATTTTACTAATTGATTTCTTACGAAATATAAATTAATAAAAAATCCACAAAACGCACTTAAAATATTACTTAACACAGGATAAGTTAATGTAACGAATGGATTAATAAAAAAACTAAGAACTAAAGATATCCAAAAACTAGAACATTCATGGCAAAGCAAGGGTTTATGAATATAAGGTATTTTAACTAGAAAATTACGAAAAGGTCTAGCTACTTCAGTATCACTCCAAGCATAAGTTATGCTTAAACAAAGAAAAAGATATGTTAAAAAATTATAAAACATTTCCTTTTCCTCTAGATCGTTTTATTGATTTTTCTTCTTTTCTTTTAACTATATTTTTTATATTTTCTTCAGAAAACATATAAGAAAAAAAATCTTTTTCAATTTCAATTTTTGATATAAGATAATTTGCTGTTCGACCCCTACAAGAACAATTAGGATTATTTTTTAGAGTAGTTAAATCGGCAATTATTTCGGGAAATTTCTCTTTTAAAGAGTCGAAAACAGCATCATCTTTTATGAAAACTTTTAAAAAAGCATGAGATCTTATTATATCTTTTATTTCCATATTTACAATATTATAATATATATATTATTAAAAATCTAAAAATTATGGTTGGAGATACATTACTTTTGTTTCAATATATTTTGCTTCATTGTCGCTACTTAATACTGAATTTGTATTAGTAAGTATATTATTTGGTAAATTAAATGTGGCTAAATTTAAAGAAGATTGATATTTTTTTATAGATATATATTGTCCAGCGTCAGGAGTAATATATCCTGAGTTTGGTAAATTACGGAGATTTGCTATAAACATATCATTGCTTGCGCTCGTATCAAATGAAATATCTTGTTTTATTGGATATTGAATATATATATTATCTGGTAAATAATTGCCAATAGTGTAATTAGTTACGCGATTTATATTTATATTAATTCCAAAAGATTCTACTCGGTTAGAGTTGAAAAGTGTTAGGTTTGAGTCTATAAAACATGGATCTCCAACATTAAATGTATTTAAATTTACTGGTTTAGGAATAAAGTATATCTCAGAATCTGGCCAATTAAAAATAATCCCTCTTATATCAACAGTTGGATATTCTCCTAGTTTATAGTTTAAGGAATAATTAGTTAAATATCCATCTGTAAAAGTTACATATTTATCACCATATTCAATTTTACCAGAAAATGAACTAACTCCTGTATAAGTTAAAAATCTATCAGTATCACTTAATATATAAGATAAGTCAAATTGAACGACAGGAAAACCATTTTTTGTATAATTAATAGAATTATCTATAGATATTTGAGGAGCTATCTTAAGATCAACGCCAACATTAAAACTTTTTATTCCAGATACTAAAGAATCATTTAGATAAAAGTTTTGATTTTCTATAGAATAGACATTAAACATTAACTATAATTACACTTCTTTTAAGTGTAAAATATAAGAGGTAAAAGGTATATGGCTAGTATTTACGATACAGTTTCAACTTGGCTTATAGGATCTACTTATAAGAAGTACGATATTGTAAAAGGTAGTGATAATAAATACTATTATTCAATAATAGATTCAAATGTTGGTCAAAATCCAATCACTTCAAGCAATCTTCAAGTTGAGTGGGATGGATATATATCTTTAAATAGTGTATTATATCCAAATTTTTGGTGGAAACCTTCTTATGGAGCGGAGTTTTTGAATAGTCCTAGAATAAAAATAAATCAATTTGGAAATGGTTATCAACAAAGAATACAAGACTCTATTAATAATAATTTAAAACAGATCGGTTTAAATTTTGAAAATAGAAGTGAGTTAGAAACTGTATCAATTTTACATTTTTTACAAGAAAGAAACGCTAAAGAAAGTTTTGTTTATAATTTACCCACAATTTATTCAAAACCAAATGTCAAAACTATGTTCACTTGTCCTTCATGGACAGTTCAGCCCGTTTCCTATAATCTTTATAATATAAAAGTTGAATTTTCTGAGGTAGCAGAATAATATGTCTGTGTCCCAAAATCAAACTTATTTATCAATTGTAAGTGGTAGTAGAGATATTAGAGAAAATATTCTATCTTCTAGTCCATCACAATTAATTGAATTATTTGAAATAGATTTTTCTGAAGTTCATCCAGTAACAAAAACATTAAGCTACGGAAATAATCAGCCAACTAACATGGGAGTTTTACGTATTTACAATAATTTTAATTTATTTAAAATAACAAATAATCCATACGGGATAATTAATTGGCAAAATAATTCTTATTATCCATTTCCTATAAAAGCAGAGGGATTCGAGTTTAATTCATCCACTACATTACCTACGCCAAAAATATCAATATCAAATTTTTCTCCTGATAATTCTAACAATTCTTTCTATAACTACATTAGAATGCAAATTCAATCTCTTGATGATATAATTGGCGCAAAATTTACAAGAATTAGAACATTTTTAAAATATTTAAATTCTTCAAACTTTCAAGAAGGATAT